GGACAATCCTCCGCCGGAGTTCTCGATATATTTGCAGGAGCTTCTGAAGGAGAAGTCTGTGAAGCGGTCGACGCTGATCAGGGCACTGAATGTAGACCGTAATTACGGATATCAGATGATGAATGGGACGCGCACACCGACGCGGGTGCAGATACTGCACATTGCGGTGTACTGCAAGTTTGACACGAAGCAGACTCAGCGGCTGCTGAATCTTGCCGGAAGGGAAGCGCTGTATGTCCGCCGTCCCGAGGACGCCAAAACGATGCACTGCCTTGAGCACCCGATGGAGTACAAACAGGCGTGCCAGTTCATCTGGGGGGAGTAGCGGGCTGGGATCGGGTCCGTTGACGGCTTCCTGTAAGTCCGGGGTTACCGAGGATCTGCCGGAATTTTGGATTTGTGTCGTTTTTCCTCGGTCGGCTGCGGTCTGTGATTTTCGATAGTCCGGCGGTCAGGAGTATTTCTCTATGTCTTCTGTGAGGTAGTTCGATCTGCAAAATAAGAGAATTCCAGTTTTTTTTCAAAAAGCCCTTGACAAATCTGAAGTCACGTGATATAATATATAAGTCGATTAAGATTGACGTATCGAGATGTGGCTCAGTTTGGTAGAGCGCTGCGTTCGGGACGCAGAGGTCGCAGGTTCGAATCCTGTCATCTCGACCATCACGCTCTCTACCCATGTGTTGGTAGAGATACAGAATCCCTCTTGGAATGCTTTCTGAGAGGGATTTTCGTTTGTATTCGGCTCTATCTCTTATAGATGTTAAATGAATGCTTGTTCGTGTTTTCCCTGGAGTATATATGAGAGTATGGGTGTCAGCATGGGTGTCAGAATAGTAGAGGTTATCGCGGCATAGGCAGGAATTTTCTTCCCACGCTTCGG